TTATAATTCCCATAATTCTTGCGATATACGCTGCAAATTTATAAGATTGGCACTATCGACAATAAATCGTTTTGCATAGTAGCTTGGCATTATGCTGTTAGCACTCCAACCACCTAAGACACGTAGATTTTCTTGTGCTTTTTGCATAATTTCATCATTGCTTTGAGTTAGCGGAGATGCACTTTCGTTTCGATACTTTTTTATAGCAAAAGCCAAAGTGATATAAGCCCATGTATGACGACATACATGAGGGGTAAACTTTTGAATCGATTCTATATTTATATCATCAAAATATATAGGATGTAAGGTCCTAAAAACTTGCTCTATCACCTTAAAAATCGCATTAATAGACGAATAGCTCAGCGGGGAGTAGGGCGGTTTCAGTGATGTAAACAAGATATCTGAATCATTAAGATTCCTTATCTTTTCCATATACAACATCAAAAACTTATAATCCATGCTATCTAGTTTTATAACCCTGTAAGATTGCTCATTTTTTATGCTAGGCTTTCTCTGTCTGGAATCATGTTCATCATCCGTATTGGTTACTATGAGACTATATGAATCAGAATTGATTGATTTTTTTATCGATCTTTTTGTGAGTAGCATTAATTCACCCACCCGCAAACCGTAGTTCATCATAAGATGCACAATCAGAAAGTTTCGAAGTTGATGTGATTTTGTTGAGAATGGATTGTCTTTATTAATATTAGCCGCCTGATCTGGACGAATAATTTTATAAAGCATAACCACCATTTCATTGGTTAAACTTTTAAAATTATGATTAATATTACTTTTTACAGTTAAACTACGTTTAGAAAATTTACTAAAAATCTTTTTTTTGTTCATTAAGAACAAATCTATCTTTTTCCTACGATTTGTTAGCTCTTTGATTTTAATATCTTGATAGCGTATGTTCCAGTATCCATCTAAAAGATACCCGAAGTACTTAAACACTGACCGCAAACGCTGTGTAATGGTCATATAGTTAGTCTCAATATTTGATCGAAGTCGAATCAAATTTGTTTCTAATTTTTTATTATTTTCTAAGAAAACAATAAAGTTATCGATTTCATTCAAAAAAATCTCAGGTTCATATTTGGAGGAAAAAAATGATTCACAGAACAAAGTTGAATATTTCTGATACCAAAATTCATACCAAAACTTAAGTGCCAACATGTCTGATTGTTGTGTGGCAATACTTTGAAATCGCAGGACAGTTGTAGAATAGAGTAAAGGATAGAGACAAGGTACTGTAGCTGAAGTATCAAACAGTAGAACTATGTGATTTTGATTTGAATAATTTTTTGAAATTTTAATTGTTTTTACGACAAACATTCTAACTACCAAGAACTTTATGAAGTAAATAAAATATAAACATAAGTGAACTCAATGTGAAATATTATTTTATATAAGTGATTGATTTTAGGTTAAGCATAGAGATCTATGAACTTAACGTATCATGTACTCAATTTAACATAAAATTACGTTATGCGACATCGAGCGCAAAAAGGAAAAGGGCATATAGCCCTTTTTTTATTTAGTAATCAGGATCGACATAAATTATTAGTTTTTTAATCTTAAGTTTCCATCTTGGTCAATGTCGACCTTGTTGATCGTCATTTCAATGATTTTGTGTACTATCTCGCTTTCTGATTTAAGTGTTCTAAATCCATTCATTACTAGCTTTTTATTTAAATAATTAAGCCTAGCTTCAAGCACTTCCTGCTCCCATTTGTTCAGTTTTACTGTCTGAGCCATTTCACTCTCCTGTACTAAATTAAAATATTGTATACGTTTATATACAAATATCCTTGCGTATACTGGTATACCTATGTACGATTAGCGAATTAGGGTATACCAGTATACTTTCAGGTGCTATATGACAACAGAACAAGCTTTTGAAACCGTCTCAAAAATCATCTTCGATGATGCGTGCCAACTGATCATGGGTGGAAATCCTGCTTATGACTCTGAAAAGGTACTTTTCCATATTGAAATGGTAATGGGGCACTGGGGCTATCGTTCTGCAAAAGTTGCTGAGTACTGCGATTCACTAAAACAAGAAAACGACATCATGCGTGATATGGGGATTGAATAATGTTGAACAAAAAACAATCAATACCACAAGTTTGTACGTGGGGAATGGGATTTTTAGATACCCCCATTAATAAGATGGGGGTAACCGAATTCGAATCCATGCACTCCCATTTGAAAGATGCCGATCTGCCTTTGCCTTTTGAGCGTCCATTCGCAGTTCCTCATCTACATATGGTCATGACTTCACGTGGGGCTAAACAAGTTCAATGCCGTTTACCTGCTGATAATCAAATTGCAGTCATTGACTGGGTCAACTTTACTGATAGCTGTGGCACTTTAGACCACAAGTTTGTAAATGCGCTCAATGATGATCAAAGCATCAATGAAACAGAATTAAATTTCGCAATGGCTCTAGAAATTGAAAAACATATAGAGCACATCTTCGGATTACAGCTAACCCTTGTCGATAAAGGCAAGAAAAATATGTACCAAAGCTCGTTTGAAATTGGCGATAAGTGCGGATTTGTCTGCGTTGGCGGTCAACGAAACACATACCTAGTCATGCTTTCGGGTCGTGGCTGCTCAATGGCCAAAGAGGGTTGGGAACAACGCCTTTATACATTCCTGACAACGGTTGCAACACGTGGAAAATTAACTCGTGTAGACATTGCTCATGATGATTTTGACGGAAAACGTATCAATGTTGACTGGGGAAACATGATGGATGGCATGGGAGGATTCCAAAACGGAAACCGTGCTCCGAACGTAGAGCATAAAGGCAATTGGAAACGTCCAAACGGTCGGGGTCGTACTCTTAATATCGGCTCACGTGAATCAGGTAAGTATTTACGACTGTACGAAAAGGGTCGGGCAGAGGGCGATCCAGATGATAACTGGCAACGTGCTGAAGTAGAGTTTAAGTCACGTGACCGTATTTTGCCGTTCACCATGCTTTTGTCACCTTCTGAATATTTTATTGCTGCATATCCATGCTTTCAAATGCTCTCAGAAGATATACAGCCTGAACGTATCGAAACCATGAAAAAGGCAGCTTCAATCAATGCACACGCTGCTTTAGAAATTATCAAAAAACAATACGGCAAATATATCAACGTATTTAAGAAAGTTTTTGAACCTGAAGAACTTATTAACATTATTTCTTGTTCTGATCCGTTGGCTATTCCCAAACGGTTAGAGCACTTAACACTTACTGCTATGAGGATGTAAACAATGTCACAACAAATGAAAGTTACTTTAGTTGGCGCAAAATCAACGGATTGGAAGTCAGAAGACGGCCGTCATTATGACCACGTCACGCTCTTTGCTCTTATCCCTATGGACACCTCTCAAGGCAATGCGGTTGGGCAGGGTGCTGCCGAATTTAAATGGCAAGATTCACGTAATTTAGTCCAGTTACAAGGGCGTAAATTCCCGTTCGAAGCGACTTTAGAACTTGATCTAGTGTCTACAGGTCGTAGCACCAAGCAAGTGCTTACCAACGTGATTCTTCCACCGAAGGTCTAAGTATGAACATCAAATACGTGTTATTTGGAAGCGACATCCGCGAATGTCCTAAGTGCTTCAACTTAATGCATAAAAACAATATTGCTTTTCACATGACGAAATGTGGGGGCTAAAGAATGACGACCTATGTCTGCGCTGAACTTATAGAAAACACATGCACAACATGGGTTGTTCAATCGGGAGTATTACCCGAACTATCAACGTCCGATGCTTATTTAGTTTGTACTGCAATTCTTGCTGTTTTGGGTCTTGCATGGGGCTATAAAAAAATCGGTCAATTACTTAAATGACTGGAGAAATGTCATGAAAACTGTAGAAAACAAAAAATTAAGTCTAGCTCAAAAAGCTGTAGTTGCATCTGTTGCACTAGCACCAGTTTTGGCAATGGCTGAAGATGGCGCTGTTAAAGCTGATGCATCTGCAATTACTGCTTTAATGGCACCAATTGCTGTTGTAGGTGGTGCGATTTTAACAGTACTGATTGCGATTAAAGGTTGGAAGTTGATCCGCCGAGCACTTTAATTTAAATAAAAAAAAGGCTCGACTGCCGACCTACGGATCGGACATGTCGAGCCTTTTTTATAGGGGGATATATGGGATGGTTAATAATTTTCGTTTTTTGTTTTGCACTTTGGCTTGTTTTTTCAGCATAACCACTTATGCATCTGACTTGCCTGCAAACCCACGCAATGACACGCCTGCACAGTCATTAAAACGCTTACAGAATAATTTTAAAAGTCAGGCTAACTATGACGCAGGCATGAAAAGAAACCTTGCCGAATTAGATGCAAGAATTTATATGAATGAGGGAACAAAACGTACTAATGTTGAACAAATGCTTACTCGTTCTGGTGTTCTTGAAAGTGGTGGAAAAGCAGAGGTTGTCGCTAAAGTAACTCAACCTGCGGACACTGGTAAAGCTGCTAAAACATTAGCTGATCGCTTAGGTAAAGCTAAAGATTATGCTAAACACGCTGGTAAAGCTTCTATTCCTTCTTTTCTCGGTGGAGCTGCTGTACAAGCCCTAGTTGATGGTGTCGGGTGGGTCATGGATGAAGGCGGAAAAGTTACAAAACCATATGAGTCTGAAGATCCAACTGATCCTAGTGTGCAATACTATTGGGATTCGCAAGGTAAAAAAGCCGTAAAACCCCTAGATGCTGCGTTAGCAGGTGCAAAATCAAATCCGTCTATTTGTGGTCCTTCTGCTTCTTGTGTAGTCACCGCAGCGCAAAACCCTCCCGTTGTTTCTCCTGATTATTTTTATTATTGTGTTTATAAAGATGGCTCACCTGTTGGGTGTGGATACAATGCCGTACGTTATCCAAACCCCGCTTATAATCCTTCTTCACCAAATCCCGAAAATATTGATGTTACTCAAGAACAATTAACAGAAGCACTTAAAAACGCTCTTGAATCAAATAACCCTGCTTTGGCTACTGCTATTGCTGAAGCATTAAAGGCTGCATATTTGTTCGATGCTAGTGAGGGTCAAGACGATTCAAGCAATACAATTGCTATTGGTACGGCTAACGATATGAATGAAGCTGTTGATCGTGCTTTTGATAATCCAACGACAAATGCCACATCTGATAAACCATCAGGTTATTACAAAATAACAGACGGTGAGAAAACAGTAGAGGGATACGTAACAACACCCGACACATCAGCCAAAACTGAGACAGAAACAAAAACAGAAACGACAACAGACCCAGTAACGGGCAATCAAACAACAACGGGAACAAGTACAGGTTCATTACAATTACCTGCATTTTGTGACTGGGCAGGTATTGTCTGTGACTGGATAAACTGGACAAAAGAAGAACCTGATCAGCCCGAAGAACCAGAGCCAGTATTTGAAGAAATTAACGTACCTTTTACGCCTTTTTCAATTGCAAAATTTAATGCTCAATGTCCACCAGATGAAAACCTTTCTCTAAATCTTATGGGACAAGAAATGAGCTTTGTTTTTCCTATGAAGCCTTTTTGTGACTTCTTTTCAGGTATTAAACCTTTCGTTATAGCACTTGCATCATTTTGGGCGGTCAAACTGATTGGCAATGCTTCTTTCAATTCGGGGAATTGATATGGGCAAGATACTTTTCAAGATTTTCGAATGGGGTGTTAGTTCAGGTCTAGCCAAATTTATTAAAGGCATGGGTTTATCAATGATCACCTTTGCATTTTTAAATCAATTGATTCAAACCGTACTAGCCGAATCATCATCAAAGTTCGGCTCTATCACAGGATTAGGTGCAAATGCTTTAGGTCTAGCGGGTGTTGATACAGCACTCGCAATTATGGCAGGTGCAATTATCGCTCACGTTTATATGCGTTCAAAAGCAATGCGTTTTGTAGGTACACCAAAATGAGTATGATATTAATTACAGGCACACCTGGTTCAGGTAAATCACTATTTGCAGTTGCCAAAATCTTAGAATTGCAAAAACAATTTCCTGAACGTCAAATTTTTGCAGACATTGAGGGTCTGCAAATTGATGGGGTAGAACGTAGTCCTGAAGATTGGCGTGAAACGCCTGATAACTCGATTATCTTCTATGATGAAGCTCAGCAACATGAGCGCTTTAGGTCGGGTACAAGTGCCAACCGTGACGAAATTGTACAAAAGCTTCAAGTTCATAGACATACAGGGCATGACATATATTTCATAACTCAAAGCACTAGATTCTTGAACTCATTTGTTACCGACCTTATCGGTGAGCACTATCACTTGCATCGTCCTTACGGTGCAAAGTTGGCTTCTGTTTACTACTGGAGAGGTGCACAGAAACAACCAAACTCCGAAGCTGCTAAAGAACGTTCAGAAAATAACTTTCAATTTGTTTACCCAAAAGATGTATTCAAGCTCTATAAATCCGCAACGGCTCACCATGTAAAATTCAAAATTCCTACCAAGATTTTAGGCACATTTGCAATTGCTTTGGGTATGCTTGGATTTGTTCTTTATCTTGTTTATAAGCCTGAAACACAGTCCTTTTTTACTGGTAAATCAGTGCAAGAAAAACAGGGCATACAAAAAGAACTAGAACAGCAACAAGTTTCCGAATTAGATAAAAAAGTTAAATTGTGCCAAGAACAATTTAAATGGACTAAAGAACAATGCTTAGAGGCTTACGATCCTAAAGGTCTACAGCAGAAAAATGCAGAACTTGAGCAAAAAACTGGAAATAATTTAGAAGTTATAACGGCTTCATATAAAATTTCTGATCCTTACGATTATTCTTATGACGTTGCACCAGCTCCAATTGTCCATCGAGTATTTAGTGGTTGCATGAAAACCAAAAACGGCTCTTTAGTTGCTTATGACCAACAAGGTTCAATCATTCATGATGCAGATAAACAGCTTTGTAAGCGAACTATGAACGGTGACCGTCCATTTAATCCATACAAGCAACCTGAACAAGTTGCGTCATATCAATTTGCATCTGCACAGCCACAAACTCAAGAACAACAGATACAAAATCCTGAAGTTAAAGCAGAGCCTATTCCATTTGGCACAAAACCACCGTCAAATATTAATGGAGCACATTCGCTATGACACCTGAAATACAAGTAATTAATCATTTGCTTGGATGGCTTCTGATTACAGGATTTTTTACAGGCATTTTCTTTTCACATCGCTTTATTGATTCTATTTGTTGGATTTTTCGCTTTTACCGAAGAAGACGGTTTATAAAACGTTATCGTGCAAACTATTTTAAATGA